TCGCTGCTTCATAAATTTTGTTCTTCTTCTTTTTCTGCCATCTCCTAACAACTTTAGATCCTCTAGGAGTACCAGGAGGTTCTACCGCAGGAGGCAAAGATGTTTCAACCCCAGTACCAACAGAATTGGTAGGTGGAGTGCCAGCAGATATAGATGTTTCTTCTTTCATTAGATTATATTTAAATTTTCTATAATATCATCATCAATATTAACATCCAATAAAAAATTTTCTGGCCATCTATTTAGGAATACCAAAAAAGTTTTCAATCCAGACCAATATTCCCGTTCCAATTTATATAATAATAGGGGAGTAGCAGCCTCTCCCCAGACGTTATAAAGAATAATAAGATGATTTAGAATTAAATGAGTCCTTAAAATTCCAGTATTCACATACCTTTTGAATAATCGTTTAAGATATTTAAATCTTTTTAGATCCTCTTCAAAGTCTTCATAGGTGGCGGACTGAGGATTTTCATAATGCTTGATAGCAAATAATAAAAAATTATCCTCATTTAATTCATCAAAATGCATAATCTACCTAGTTATCAGGTTCCGAATGTTAGGGTTGCTGCGCCGTTAGAAATGACTTCTTCAGTACCGCCAGCAGAGGTTATCTTGACTCTATACTTGTAACCGTCAACTGAAACTGTTGCACCAGTTAAAGTTAGAGTTGCAGTTGTTACGCCACTATAAATTCCAGCGTTGCTAACATTTGCCCAAGTAGTTCCTGTTGCTGTTTGACGTTGCCACTGATAGGCAAGAGTTCCAGGAGTGCCAGTTGTGCTGGTCGTAACTGTGAAGGTTGCAGCACCAGAAACGGTGGTTGCATTAGCAGGTTGACCAGTGATCGTTACTGCAGATGCTACGTCTGCTGCAATAGTGTCATCAGTCTGAGTTTCGTCTGCATTTGCTTCAGGATTACTAATGAATACTAGGTGCTCAGCTTTGTGGCGAGTCTTACCAGAAGCATCAGAATAAGTACGATATGACCACCAACCAGGACCAGTAATACCACGAGAAGCATTTTCGTTTAGAGCTGCTTCGGTATTATCAACAAAAACAATTGTTTCTGTAGCAGTATTAGGAACTGCGTTGCGAAGATTCTCAATTGCAGTTTTCGCTGCGTTTGAATCTACTCTGTCGTAGAGGGACATGTGTGTTCTCCAATAAACTTTAAGTATCCTGTATTTATTTATGTAATACTGTTCTTAGAAAGGTTTGAACTAAATCCAAAATACCATTTGCTTTAGTTTTATTTGTCTTAGCCAACCATTCAGATAAAGAAAGGAGTAACCCCAAAACGATGGTTACTCCCCAGTTTGTTATTAAACAAGTGATCATAGTTTAATACCGAGTTTTGCTGCAGCATCGCTGACTTGACCAGTTACTTGGTCTTTGAACATCGCAGCCTTAACAGTTGTAAAGAGAACATCATCAATACTGTTGTCAGTTGATTTCACATACTTTTCTAGAAGATCTAGAACAAGTTTCTTAACTGCAGGACTGGTTGCGATTTGCATGAGTAGTGGTTTTACTACTCCGACTAGTGCTCCCATAATAACCTCCTTAATCTTTTTTTAATAGATGGGTTTCCCCATCTATTTATCAATCCCAAGCAGATTTATTCTGACCATAAGATTTCTTATAGTCTCTTTCATGCGCAGCATAACCAGCCGCAACTTTCCTTTCCTTTGTAGTAGGACCATGCTTAATTAGTCTTTGGTTATGTCTATTCACTCTTCTGTTTTGGGTTTCTTGAGGAGTTTCTTTCTGCCCCTTTACTTTAGGTGCTTGACGAGAACCAGGATGGTTTCTGGCATGGGCCTTTCCTTCCACCGATTTAGAAATATCAAGTTTGGTTCCAGTCTTCTTTTCATGCTTGTCTAGAACTGCTTGGCGTTTCTTGACTGCTGCTACAGATGCCTTTGCTCTTTCAGCACGGGCATCACGGGCAGCGTCGCCACGATCTACACCTTCTTTATCCATTCTACGTGCTTCCATGAAGTCGGAGAATGAAAGTGATTCATTTGCCTTCTTCATTTTAGGAGGACTTGCAGGATGAGTGTCTCTGTAGAAAGTTGATGAACGTCTTGCCTTAGCAGCATTCTGATCTGCTCTCTTTGTTTGATTATAAACTCTAGCCATCTTACTCATCTGAGTAGTTGCTTTCCTTTCAGCATCAGTTGTATTTGGAACTGGTGAATTATCAGTTTTAGCATAAACAGATCTACTTAGTTTGGATTTGATTTTGGCAGCAACTTTCTTATATGGAAAAGTTTGCTTACCCTCTTCGATTTCATTATCTTCTCTGAGTTTCTTCTTGTTCTTCTCTCTCATCTCTTTTGCTTTGGCAAGAGTTCTTTCTCTTGCAGCATCACGTTCCTTTTGAGGAATCGCAGTTACAGCACCGAGTCTTTCTGCAGGTTTGCCAGGAACAGCAGATTCATTACGAATCTGATTGAGAAGATTATCTAGATTGCTCTTGGTTTTCTTCTTAGCAGTTGCTTGCTTAGCAGCGGGAGTTGCTGGTTTTGCTGCGGGTTTTGCCGCAGGTTTGGTAGCAGCGGGTTTTGCTGCAGGAGCAGAAGCGGATGTAGTCTTACCTCTGCCCTCATCATATCCAGCCTTAGCATGTTTTACAACTTTACCAACTGCCTTACCTGCGCCGCGAACTGCTTTCTTGAGACCAGACTTAAGACCAGATGCAATTCTACCTAGAAGACCAGGACGCTTAGTTCCTTTTGAAGATGAACTTGAAGATCTAGTTCCAGTATTAGGTGAATCGGATTTGGAATCGTTACTATCAGACTTAGTTGCATCGGGGGCATCCTTAGATGCTGCAGATGCTTTCTTGTATCCAGAAACAGCAGATCCAGCAACTTCTCCAGCTGCATGTGCAACTTTCTTAGCAACCTTCTTAGCACCAGAAGCAACCTTATGAACAGCAGATTTAATTTTTGCTAGTCTATCAGTTCTACTTGCTGCTGGTTTTACGTCACTATCATGACCGACTGTTACCTTTGCTTCTTCAAGGTAAGTTAATTCCGAATCAACGTGTTCGATAAGAAGAGTTTCAAGTTCTTCAATCTCAAAACCTTCCTCTAGAGTTTCGTAGAAAAACTCTTCGACAACTTCTTCAATCAAATCATCCGAGAGAAAAAGAAGATCCTCATCAGTTAGTTCGTCAAGAACAGATGCAAAATTCAATTCTTCCGTATTCATTTTTTTCTTTTGCCAAGAATCAAGTGCATCTACAGGACGACCACCTTTAGCAAGAACTTCCTTTTTATGTGCTTGGAATGCTGCTGTATTAGCATCTCTCTTTTCGTTTTGTGCCTTAGAAGCAGCAGCTCTTTGAGCAACTTTTTCTTTGGAGATACGATCAATACGTTCTGCTGGGGTTTCTTCCTTTAGATCTTCTTTGTTTGGATTGATGGTAACAGTGGATTTTCCAACTGATACTTTCTTACCTTTCTTTCCAGAGTCTTCTTGCTCTGCGATGTAGTTGTTAAATGATTTCATTTTATTCCTCAGCGAACGTTAGCAGCATACCATCTTTCGAAATCTTCTCTACGCTTATCACCTCTAGGTGGCATAGCACTTTTCGATGTCTTTTTCTTCTGCTCTGCTTCATACTTCTCAGGATTATTGCGAGCATACTGAGATTCCATTACTTCCTTCCAGGAGTAATTACGAACTTCAAGACCACCCTCTTCTAGAGAATTGCCGATCATTTCATAACTATCACGAATACCTTGTCCGTCTGCTCTTCTTAGACGATTTGGGAATCTTTTCTCTTGTGGTTTGAGTGCTGCTGCTCTTCTTGCTGCTTTGTTACCCTTTCCTCTATCTTGATCACCAGTGAATAATCTTTTTCCTTCTGGGTCTCTGGAACTGATAGTAGTTCCTCCCTTTGGAATATTGTGAGCAGCACCTTTTACACCAATTTGTCTTGGAGTTTGAGTTCTTCTTTGCTCACCACCTCTGCTATAGATGGGTCTTTCTTCCATCACAACATCATAGAGTTCTTGGATCTCTTCTTCAGAAAGATCTTCCATGAGTTCAAAGAATTCATTTTCGTTCTCGATTACTCCCTCAGCATAAAGCCAATCAGCAACCATCTCTACATCAGAAAGGAATTGAGTTTCTTCATCTAGTTGCTCAACTTCATCGTTGATCAACGCACCATCTTCCTCGAAGATAACTTCATAACCATCTTCTAGAGCACCAATAACTTCACGAACTTGATCCATGTCATAACCTTCTTCGATCATGTCCATGACTAGTTCTTCATACTCTTCCTTAGGAACACAGTTAGGAACTTCTCTTCCACCCTTCTTCTTCATACCAACCATCTCATATCCTTTCCAGCAAGGATCCTTACCACCACCTTGCAGTTTTCCTGCTTCATCTAGAAGATCACCTTCGGGTTCGTAACCTGCCGATTGCATAGCTTTTTTGCGAATGGTTGCAAAATAAACGTTCTCACCCTTTTCTGAACCATACTGCTTTTTCATCGATGCCTTCATACCAGAAGGATCATACTTATCTTTAAGACTTGATTCCTTTGCCTTTTCAGCAGAAGTCATTTTTGCTTCATTGCGAATTTGATTAAGGAGGTTGTCTAGATTTCCTCCAGCCTTCTTCTTAGCAGTTGCAGTCTTAGCAACAGGTTTTGCTGCGGGTTTATTAGCAGAAGGTTTCGCTGCTGGTTTTGCAGCAGGAGTAGACTTACCTCTACCCTCATCGTATCCTGCCTTTGCAGTTTTAACAACTTTACCTGCTACTTTGCCAGCACCGTGAATTGCTTTCTTTAAACCAGATTTGAGAGCAGCGCCAACTCTACCTAAAATACCAGGACGCTTGGTTCCTGATGTAGTTCTTGATCCAGTGTTGGGGGAATCAGATTTAGAATCATTCTTTTCTGACTTGCTTGATTCTGGTGCATCCTTAGCAGCGGCAGATGCTTTCTTGTATCCAGCAACAGCAGAACCAGCAACTTCGCCAGCAGCACCAGCTACTTTCTTAGCAACTGCTTTTGCACCCGAAGCAACCTTCTTAACTGCGTCCTTCACCTTAGCAAGTTTGCTTGTTCTGCTTGCTTCTGGTTTTACATCAGAATCATGTCCAACAGTTACCTTTGCTTCCTCAAGGTAAGTTAGTTCCGATTCAACTTGCTCGATTAGAAGAGTTTCGAGTTCATCAATTTCAAAACCTTCTTCTAGAGTTTCGTAGAAAAACTCCTCAACAACTTCCTCAATAAGATCATCGGAAAGGAAAAGTAGATCTTCGTCAGTTAGTTCGTCAAGAACAGATGAGAAATCTACTGATTCTTTTTTGGTGTCATCGCATTCACAGGGTTCTTTATCACACTTAGAACACTTACCAGTTGCCTTCTTAATTGCGCGATCCTTTACGCCAGCATACTCGTCAGTTTCATCTTCTACGGTTCCGTCTCCATCATAGTCTTTCGACTTCTTACCTGACTTCTTAGTGTACTTGTGCTCTTGATCTTCGCCTGCGCCTTTCATTTCATCAAGATAACCAATATCGTCTAGGATGTTTTCGATCCCATCGAGTTTGAAGTTGTTAGTAAACATTTTAATTCCTTGCGATTTTTCGTTTCCTTCTATTATTTAGTTGTTTTTACTTTTTTCATCCAACCACCGAAAGTGACCTTCGGTTGGCCTGGAGTAAGTTGCTGAACATAGTTACGATATTTATCCGTTCCAACTTCAAGTTGAGTTTTAGGATCTGCACCTTCAGTCAATTGTGTTAACCATCCACGATAGGTATTATCATATTCATCAGCATAGATCACGTAGTTGGGACCGCGATGAATAATTTCTCCAAGAATACCAGTATCTAAATGCTGAACAATTGCACCCTCTTGAAAGATCTCGTTGTTATAGTATGCTTCGCGTAGCATTTCGTAATCTAACTTTGGAGCATACTGCCAAGTTTCTACTTTAGCAGTTGCGTGCATAGCATCCTGCAAAGTTCTAAAGAGCTTCTCTTTATCGGCATCCTTCAAGGTGTCTGGGATTCCTTTTTTGAAGACTTCGAACTGATCATCCATCGCTGCCTTACGCATCTTAGAAGCCGACATTCCACTAACATCTTCAGCATCAGCGTCTCTTTCGCCTGCTGAAATGACTTGGATATTATTGAAGTTATAGAGGGAACCATTATACTTTTGTGCAAGGTTTTGGAATTCTGAAACTCTATCTGATCCAACAACAATATTAACTTCAGTATAACCTTCTGCTGCTACTGCCTTAAGAACATCAAAAATATTTCTCATACCTTCATCACCTACAATATTCTCAGCATAATCAGGAAACATCTTCTTCATCCATTCAATCTTAGTATTTGGATCAAGAGGATTCTTAGCAGGATCCTGACTACGTGATGGATAGATTCTAAAATCTCCAGTTGCAGAACTAGCAACTTGTTTGATTAGTTTCTCATGTCCAACTGTAGGAGGATTGAATCTACCGAAAGTTAGAGTGATTGCCATTCCTTGATCTGGTGCTTTTGCAGCATCCTGTTCTGGAGCAGCAGGATGATCTGTTGGAAGTCCAGCATCCTTAGGATTAACTTTTACAAGTTTCATTCCACCTTCGGATCTATATTCTACCTTCTTAGTTCTAGGATTTGCATACTTACCATAACCAACATGAACAAGTCCGAGCTTCTCTGCTTCTGCAGCAGCACCACTCTTCTTTGCTTCGCTTAAAAAATCCTTATAATTTTTCATTTACCCTGGGTTTTTCCTTCTTTAATATTTATTTCTTTTGATAATCGCACATAATATGTGTTGGAGCAACGCCAGATGCTTTATTTCTAATATTAAATTGGAATTTGTATTTTGCAGATTCGCAAGCAATAATTACCTTCTTACCTTTACCAGTAGTTCCTCCATAATAAGCAGTAATTTTACCAGTCAAAGTTGTAGCACTTCTGAGATACGAATCATCCATTTCATAAATGTTAACTTTAGATGTAGTTCCATGTATCATCCAATATCCTTTACCAACCATCTGTTCTAATAAATTTTCTAAAGCTGCTTTGTTGCATGTTTGAGTAACATCTACTTCGTGGTTTTGAATTTTTTTAGAGTGTGGATAATTATTAAAAGTTTCGCAAAAAGAAGTTTTGCTCAATCCAAATATTTTAATAATTTTCTCAGCATCCGCATCTAAATTATATGCTTTCAATTTATTAGCATTGAATAATGTACTGACTCCAATATTTGCAAACGCAAGAGTTGAACCATATTTCAATGACAAATAAACTTTAGTACCACCATTAAATTGTAGTGTTATATCAGTTACAGTTGAACCCAGATCCGTGCCGCCATTACCCAATCGCAACGTATTTCCAGAAACACTTAATGGTCTTTTAGTATTATTTTCCCCTTCAGCAATAACTCCTGATAATGGTTTTTTAATATCTTTACCAACCATTTCAATTATTTTTTTGGCATCATCACCATACTTGCCTGTCACTTTTCCAGTTTCATAAAGTTCCGTTAAAGCAACAAATAAATCCCTTTCAAATTGAATACCTAAATTTACTTTAGCTCCTTTACCAGTTTGTCCACCGAATTCGGATGTTTTCTGCAACTGTGTAAGGTTTACAGTTTTAATTTGTCCTGTGTTTTCGTACTTACCAGTAAAGAAAATTTTCGCAGATCGATCTTCAATAAACTCTAAAACTCTAGAGATTGCACTTGCTCTCTGATCATTATCATCAACTTCATATGCATATTCACCAGATTTGGTTTCAATAACTAGTGCAAATGGAATGAAGACTCCTTCATCGGCAACCACAAAATGATTTTCATATCCATCCAGACCAAAAAATTTATCAACCAAAACTTCTACATTCTGTCTCTTTTTTAATTGGGACTTATCTAGTGTTTGTGCCATTGAAAAACCCTCCCTTCAATAGTATTTAGAAGAGAGGGGGTTTATGATTATATCCATCTACCCATGCATCCATGAGTTCTGAGATTTGAAAGTATTCAATGATGATGTCGTCATCGGTCTCCAGCCGCTCGGACTTCGGACTTAACAACATCAAAAACACCTTCGGGATAACGCTTAAGTAACTTAGAAACATTTTTCATTATCACTTCATCGATAGAAATATTTAGAGCAAGACATGCTTGAGCAACATACCACATCACATCTCCAAGTTCGATGATAAGATGTTCACGATTATCTCGATTCCACGGTTTACCTTGGAAGATCATCTTCTTAATAATTTCTAGAAACTCACCACTTTCAGCGTTCATACCAACACCAGCAGTCAAAAGACGTTCAATGTTAGTATCTTGTGCAGACAGTTCATTGAGACGTTCATAAAAAGACGTATATTCTTTGGAAGGTTTGCTGGTAACAAAATCAACAAAATCCAAATACTTATTCAAATCTGCTTCAGCAGGAGTTGGTTCCTCATCAATTAATTGATCAGTGACGCCTTGCGTCATAAAATCTTCTTCAGTCGGAGCGAATCCTTCAGCCATAAATTACCTCAATACTTAAAGTCAGCAAAATTTTTACGAGTGTTACCTTTGAATAGGTCTTCGGGTTCTTCATCTAGATCTTGCCCCGAATCAACAAGATCAGTTTGAGCAGATTGATCAACATCATAGAGTCTCATCTTTGCTCTGTCAATACCGATGATAAAACGTTTGTTCATCGTGGGATCATTATACCTGTTTTTGAGTTGTTTGACAAGTATCTGATTCAGTTGTTCAAGTTCCTCTGTAGATATAAGAGCGAACATGAGATCAGCAGTAGCAGGGAGACCAAAGGATTCTGAAGTGTCGGTAAGATCAACATCAGTACTACTATACCCACTACGAGTAGTTTGAGTAGCACTAACGATGGGGACGTTGAACTCCACAGCCAATCCTCGTAACTCTTCAGCAATCGCTTTAACAAACGTATAAGAATTAACAATTGTACCTTTGTACCTAGAACTGCTGCAGATATTTAGATAGTCGATAAAGATAATATCTGGTTTGAAACCCTTCTTCAAAGCAAGTTCATTTAGAAGAGATTTGAAGTGTCCTGCGTGTGCAGATGCAGTAGGATACTCTTTGATGATAAGTTTACCCACTGTCTTCTGAGCAAGTTTAACAATCTTAGTTTCATACATCTGCTTGGGCAGATCAACAAGTTGCTGAATATTAATATTCAGTAGATTGGCGTCGATTCGTTCTGCGATTCGTTCCTCTGCCATCTCAAGAGTGATGTACAAAACATTCTTCCCCTGAAGAAGAGCAGCGGCACCAACGTGACACATGAAGAGAGATTTACCAACACCCGTTCCTGCCAAGGCAATATTGAGTGTTTTGGAAGGTAGACCACCCTTGGTGATCTTGTTAAAAAACTCCAGATCGAAGGGTATTTTTTCCTCTTTACGATGATAGAAATCATAGCGGCTCTCAAAGTCATCAATATAATCATGACCAACATGCTCATCAAAACATACTCCTAGTGCCTCAGAAAGAATACTAGGAATTGCATCACGACTCTTGGTTTTGTCTTTACCATCTGCAATCTTAATAGATTCTAGAAGCGAAAGGTAAACTGCTCGATCTTTACACCACTTTTCCGATGTATCAACTAACCAGTCATAATCAACTTTATCTTCTGTAAATGTCTTAAGGAGATCCAGAATATTTTGAAACCCATCCTGACTCAGATCAGTCCTACGTTCACACTCAATAGCAATAGCATTAAGGGGAGGTTGTGCTTGATACTGTTGAACATATTTGTTAATCTCTTCAAAGACCACACGTTCTTCATGAGTTTCAAAATATTCTGGTTTGATAAATGGAAGTACTTTTCGACAATACTTCTCGTTATACACAAGATTTTTGAGAACAATAACTTCCAGTTTATCCATCATAAGTAGTGGCAATAAGATCCAACAATGTATTTTGGTTCATCCACAGTAGGAAGTCCAGCATGAGGGAACATCCATAGAGGTGGGAACACGATCAGTCTACCAGATTTTGGTTGAACTGACAAGTCCAAATATGGAAATCTTGTTTCTCCTCCATTCTCAACAGTATTTAAATATAGAAAAAAGGCCAGATATCTACGTGCAGAATTGTGATTTCCAACATCAACATGTTCTGCAAATTGATCTCCATTGGGATTATATTTTTTAATTCTCAATTCTTCTAAAGCATACTGAGCAGGATGTTCATCTGTAATAAAGTTATCAGTACAGTACAATTGTGCATATGTTGTAAAAACATTTACCAAAAAATTATGACTATCCTTTTCTTTAATTGAAAAGTCCTCAGTGTCTCTAGTAAATGAAGTGATATTCATTTGTGTGAAACAAGGTTTTTCTTCTCTCTCAATTCGTTCATGATAATCAGGATGGTCATCAAACATCTTGATGACCTTTTCACACATTTCATGATCGATTACATCATCATATACCTTAACTAAATCAGTCAGTTTCTTCGCTAACATAATCTTCCTCGCGTGATGTTACATTGCCTTGTCCGTATAGATATTCCTTTCTTGCCGATTCATCAAGGGCTTGCATAATGTCTTGAGTAAAGTACTTTTCTGGATCCGCGAGAATTGTTTTCGGATAGACGGACGCTCCACCGATTTTATAGCGATTACCAACTCTCTCAAAGACTCCGTATTTCTCTCCAAGTTCAAGTAATCCGTAGTAAGGGTCGAGTCCTGTGTCATAGTAAAGCCTCGTCTCAGCAACGGAATTCTCCTTAGTAAAGCGAGACTTCTGTGCTTTACACTTGATAATATTCCCGATGACTTCCTTTCCGTCTTTTTCCTTAGACTTGGAGAGGTAGATAATAGTAGAAGCGGCATACTTAAGACCACTACCACCACCCATTTCTTTAGTCGGAACATAAGCACCTACAACGTCATATGTGTGATTAGTGACCAGCATAGGAATATTTGCCTTACCGAGTTTCAGTGTCAGCACACGAAACACAGATTTAGTAACCTGGGCTCTGGTCATATCCCTGGTTTCTTTACCTTCGCTAGAATCTTCAATCTCTTTGGTTGTAGAAAGATTCCCCAAGGAATCAAGTACAAACATAAGAGGTTGCCTATCCTTTTCTTTTTGGTCTAAGTATTTATCGACGATTCTTAGTGATTGAGTACGAAACTCCTGAACTGTAACCACAGGTACAATAATCATTCTCTTAGAATCGATACCACGATCCTCAATCATCGACTTAGTAATTGCGGATTCTGATTCAAAGTAAACAACACCCGCGTTAGGATTACTATCGAGAAAATGTTTGACCACAGAGAGACAGAAAAAAGTCTTACCAGTTGACGATTCTCCCGCAATAGCCGTAATTTTGTTTGACGGGATGCCACCGAATATCGACCCCGATACCAGAGCATTAAAAATGTAACTACCTGTATCGACGAAACTATCGCAATCACCAGCAGCAACCCCATCAGAGACAAGACCAGCATACTCATTACCAATTTCTTTTACAACATCCTGTAGAAAATTCATGCAAATAAAAACTCCAACGTATTGATCTTTTCGGTTTTCCAACCAATTGTATCCAGAATCGTTTTCAACGGTTCCAGAAATGATTTCTCAAATTGTAGATCATGATCGATATATTTGTCAAGACCCAACTCCTTTGGAAATTCTTGAATAAACGAAATAATATTCTCGTTTATTTTGTTTGGCGTTCTGAGGAAGATAAACTTAATCTTCTCTCCCTCTTGGATAAGAGGGTACTTATTAGTAAGTTTATGCTTGCGGATATAGTAATTATACAATAGTGAACCTCGGACATGAATAGGTGTACCCTTTCCATAAATTGTTGCCGTACTACTAAACTTACCTAAATTATTTACACCGCGAGGAAAAGCTATCTCCACAGGACTCATCTTCTTAAATTCATTACGAAACTCTTCAATAAACTGAATCAGATCATCATTCGTTTTCGTCATGATAACCTTTAGTGCATCCTTAATCTTTTGACGACAAGGTGCAGGAGTAGAAGATTTAACTGCTTCGATACCCATGATCTTAAGTTTAGGTTCGGTAAAACGAACTCCCTCAATATCGTATGCATTCAAGATATAGCGTTTCTTTGCGGTCCAGATACCTTTATCCGCAATAGTCTCACGCTTCATAAACATCTTTTGATCAAACGCATTCACATACTTCGCCAGTTCTTCATAAGAAGTTTGAATATATTTCTCAAGTTCCACCTGACACACCTTATCAAGGAACGACACGATGCTCTCAGTAGCTTTCTCTCTTCCCTTGAACACCGCATCCACGAAAGGACCAAGATTAAGGTAAATGGAATCAGTATCAGCAGCAATAACATAATCAGCATTCTCCGTTTTCAGAATCTTGTTTAAATACTCATTCATCTTCATCTCAATCCAACGGATAGATAATTGTCCAGATAAAGTAATTGCCTCAGCATTTTGAAGATTGAAGTACCTAAAGTATTGATTTCCAATAGCACCATAAGCAGAGTTCAATTGAATCTTTCGTGCCATCTGGATATTATTGAACTTAGCAATATCTTTCTCCAGTTTTTCACTAGGATTCTTTTCATACTCTTGCTTTGCGGCAAGCATCTTCTTTTTGTAGATGGTGCGATCATCGTAAATACGTTGCATCATCTTAGGCAAGAAACCTTGATATGCAGTAGTGTACA